ATACTGGCGCACCAGCGCCCTGTGATCATCCCATAACATTTTACATGTAAACCCTACCACAAAAAAACAAAAATAAATTAACATTGTTCACGCTCCAATTTTTCCATAGTGTCTACAGCTTTTAAGTACGCGTCAGACCCGCTGTATTTTGTTACTTTGTAAACTTCACCGTTATATTTGCGTACTAGCTTTATAGTTCCATCGTGCAGCTCTTCGATTACTAAAAATTCAAAGCCGTCACACTCCCGCCCGTGTCGGATTATGTACTCATAACCACCATCAGTTAAATATACTGCGTATCCTTTGTGTGTCTTAAGTTCGTCCCTCATGCTAAACCCTCCAATTTTTCTTGCATCTCTAAATCGCTAAGATGTCCACCGAATACTTCAGGCACTTCCGTACCATTCCACACCCAAAACTCGGCATCATCGCTGCCTAATACCGCGAACAGATCAGCTACCGGATCGACAGCCACAACCTGTCGCCACTTGCCCTTCGTTTTAATCCAGTCTCCAGTATATACAATCATTGTTTAACCCTCGTCTCTAGCTGCTAGGCCATAAGAAAACGCCCTCATTTGCTGCATTAGTTCGCGCTTTGTGTTACCCCTTAGAATGTCCGAAACACCTCCGCCTTCGGTACATAGTCGAACCAGGCTGCTACCATAGCCCGATGACATAATGTGATGGTAACCGATGTTCGCTTTATACGTTCCGTCCTCTTGACGTATCCACGCTTCTGTGGCCGTTACGCCTAACTGATCGTTAATAACTTCAGCCATTTGGTCTAGTTGCTTCGCTGTTACTCTTTCCATAATTAAAACTCCTTTAAAGTTATGCTGCCGCAATTATGTCAGCGTTCCGTTGCTTTTTCAACATTGCGCGACCGTGTCCAATGTAGGCTATCACTTGCACGGTTTTATCCCAGCAAGCGCGGCACGCTTTGCACTTGCCTTCTCGCGTGTATGCTTCACATATTTGCGCATTTTCTGGCACATTGTCAAGCGTTGAAATTGTCGAAGTAGTCGCGCCTCTTATAGTCTCTCCCGTTATTGAGTCGCTAGACAAACGAACCACCACGTTCGGTAATGCTTCAAGCTCTGAAAGTACAGCGGTAAACTTTGAGAATTTGTGCATGCGCGTAGGTATCCAATGACTAACCCAGGGCGTGCGCTCGCATACTTCAAAAATCTTTTTAGCTAACCTGACATCGTAAACGTCGCCGCTATCAAACCACCGAAAATACCGATCATTGTCTAATTCAGCGACCATATCATCAACCCAATCCGAGCGTTTCCAATCCTCGCGATTGTGTAGGCGCGGCGCTTTAACGTTCTGAAAACGATAGTTACCATCTGTCGCATAACAACCCGAACAAGCGGGCACTAGGTTACCACTGGCATCTCGCGAACCTGGACAAGTGTCTAGCGCTTGAAGCGACCACGAACGGCACGGCATTTTTGAAGCCTTTGAAAGTTTAAGCATAGGTTTAATCCTCCGCTAGCGGCATTGCCGCTTTTTTCTGTGCATTAAAGTAATCGTCTAACGCTTTACTCCATACGTCATCGCCAAACTTTCTAGCGTAGTGGTAATAGTGAAAATGGGACGTACCAACGACATCCGATTGGTTCTCTACCTGATATATGTACGCTTTTACAGCTTCCTGTAGTGTCATAGCTTTCATTTGTGTCATTGTTTAACCCTCGTGTTTAAATGTAAATATAATTTTACCGTTACTTAAATCAACTCTCAGTTCTATAGTCTTCAAATATACCCTTCACTGAGCGGGCCACGATTGTGCCGCCTGGTGCGTGAAGCTCCAATGTTGAGCGCCTATACTGAACCCAACCGGCTTGTTTTTGTAGCTGCTCAATTGCTCTTTCCTCGCGGGTATCATGCCAGCGAAATATCGGGCCATCTTTATGGTGCAGCAAGTCACATTCATACCTGTCATTGCGCTCGGTTGAATCTAAAAGGTTTGTCATAGTTTTACCCTCTCGGTTGTTATATGCGTTATTGCATGTGGACATATTGAGCGAAGCAAACGAGAATGTCAAAGACTAATTTGTCATAACAGCCTGGATTCTTATAACCATTTAGAAGCTGCAACGCGCCTAGCACGAACCATGCCAACAGTGCAAACCTGTATAAAATCACTACATGTATGGATGTACAGTACTGTGTGGCTGTACAGTACTGTATAGCTGTACAGTACCAGCGCAGACTCACACACTCTGATAATGCAGATCTAAATAGTAATGATAATGATTCTCATTCGCACCTGGCTAAACGATAATGATTCTCATTCGCATCTGCGTAGTCTGTTGCTAACAATAACGCTAATGAGAATGATTCGTGTTACTATTTAGGGCTGCACAGCCACAAAAAAGAGGCAAAATAGAACCTAAATAGCATTGCATATTGCAACTAAATAGTCTAAATAGATCAAAGACTTACTGCGCTGCTAATGATAACAAAAAAGGTGAAGTGTTGATACTGGTAATAGTTTACAAATAGCTAAATAGTTCTTGACAAATACTGAAAAGTATGATATAATATACTGTATAGATAAGCATTTAACTAAAGAGAAACTTGACCGCGCCGCTAATGCTTGACAACACCATGACAACATAAAAGCATTAAGGATAAAATATATAAAATATAACGTTAATGTCGATGGTCATGGTCCTTTATGTTGTCAAGGCACGGTCAAGTTTCTATATAGTTCTATATGAGGATGTTATAGTGTCAGAAGAATCTATTCGTGGCCGTGGCCGTCCGAAAAAGACTGCATTGGCGGCTGTTAAAAAAGGAAACAGGGGTGTTCGTGGCCGACCAAAAGGCGACGCAGCGATCATAAATGAGTACAAGGCTAGGATGTTAGCCAGTCCTAAGTCAGCTAAAGTATTAGAGTCCATTTTTAACGCAGCATTGGATGACGACCATAAAAACCAGTCATCCGCCTGGAAACTAGTAATGGACCGTATACTGCCTGTAGGAGCTTTTGAAAAGGAAGTAATGCAAAGCGGAGGACGCAACGCTATACAAATCAACATTACTGGTGTTAATTCGGCTAATATCGGCGGTGACGTTATAGATGGAGAAATTGTAAATGAGTGATTACAATAAAGTTAAATCTAGTATTGTTGACGAATTAAACTTAAAAGATACAAAAAATATAGATGTGTTTACAAATAAAGTAGCTGAAATAGAATCGTCTGGCGGTAAAAACACTACTAGCAAACTAAGCAGTGCAAAAGGAATCTTTCAATTTTTAACTAAAGGAGAAAGAAATGCTTTTCAAACAGGGCTTAACAGATTAGAAAGACATCTAGGAAAAGTTGAATGGATAAAAAAAGCAAGAGAAAATAACGACCCTAATCTTCTTTCTAAAGATCAACAAAAAGCTTTATTTTTAGCTAATATTTACCAACAAAAAGGAACTAATGAGTATTTAAAAAAAATAGCAGAAGGAAATTCGTTAGCGATGGCTGAAGCTTATAGTAAGTTTCACCATACAGTTGAGAACATATATAAAGATCCTAGAATTTCTAAGATTTTTAATTTACAACCGCCTACAAAAGACCAAATAGCAAAAACAGCTAATACTTTCTCGGAAGCTGTTTAACATGAACCCAGCGGATTATAGTAACTTCGGGTGACTGATTTAGACGTACAGTTTACAGACTGGCAGCAGGAGGTGTTCAATGACCCTACACGCTTTAAAGTGGTGGCTGCTGGCCGTCGTTGTGGTAAGTCTTACTTGGCCGCTTGGAGTTTATTAATAAACGCTCTACAAAGCGATGACCCTAGATCGTGGACGTTTTACGTAGCGCCCACACAAGGGCAAGCAAGACAGATTATGTGGCGCACGTTGCTCGAACTAGGGCATAGTGTTATTAAAAAGGCACACATAAATAACCTTGACATCGAGTTAATTAACGGACAGACGATAGGTTTACGTGGCGCTGACCGTCCAGATACTATGCGTGGTGTTTCTCTTAACTACCTAGTGCTAGACGAATACGCTGACATCAAAGCTGAAGTCTGGGAAGAAATTCTAAGGCCAGCTTGTGCAGACAAAGAAGCTCCTGCTATCTTTATAGGCACTCCAAAGGGTCGTAACCATTTCTACGATTTGTACAAGTACTCTGAAATATCCAAAGATGCAGAGTGGAAATCGTGGCACTTTACTAGCTACGACAATCCGTTTCTAAAAGAATCAGAAATAAACGCAGCTAAACGATCCATGTCGTCTTATGCGTTTCGTCAAGAGTTTATGGCGTCATTCGAGTCTAAAGGCTCTGAGATGTTTAAGGAAGAGTGGGTTCAGTTCGGTGAAAAAGACTCTGAAGACGCAGGAGATTACTACATTGCTATTGACCTAGCTGGTTTTGAAGAAGTAGGAAAAGCAAGAAGTAAGAACTCAAGACTAGATGACACGGCAATATCAGTTGTTAAAGTAAGCGACAACGGCCATTGGTTTGTTGATAATATCATATACGGGCGCTGGGATTTAAATGAAACGGCCAACAAAATATTTAAAGCTGTTAAAGATTACAACCCTATTTCTGTTGGTATCGAACGCGGAATTGCTAAACAGGCCGTCACTTCACCCCTCATGGATCTCCAAAGAAGACACAGCAAATTCTTCCCCATACAAACACTGACTCACGGTAACAAGAAAAAGACTGATAGAATTATGTGGGCATTACAAGGACGTTTTGAAAACGGTATGATAACTTTAAATAAAGGCGAATGGAACGCTAGGTTTTTAGATCAGCTTTACCAGTTTCCAGATGCGTTAACACATGACGATCTTATTGATTCTCTTAGTTACGTAGATCAGCTTGCTCAAGTACCTTATGGTATTGGTGATTGGGACTTTGATGAACCAGAAATCTTAGATATTGTCGCGGGGTATTAAAATGAGTGAACGTGAACAATTATCTAAGCTGTATACAAAACACGCTACGTTGACAGATACCACGTTAACTGAGTTGTTTGAAGTTCCCAGAAATCACTCTGCAATTATCAAATATATTTTTGTTGCTAATCACGAGGTGTCAACGAATACAGTGGATTTGTATTGGGACTTTGATGGAACACCACAACTTTATATATTTGATGGTGCCTCTATAGCAGGGGCAAGCAACATTTCATTATCTAATGGCGGTGGCCCTTTGTTTGTTTTACATGAAAGAGAAACGGTAAAAGTTCAAGCAATTTCTGTAGGAGTAGTCGAGGTTGCTGTAACTTTAGAGCTTACAGTTGATAGTGGAAAACTCAGAAATTTTTAGTAGGATATTATAATGGCAGATGAAATTTACAGCCCAGACCCGTTAATGCTGGAAACTACAGTTGAAGATTGGGTCATGCAAAAATGTGAAGACTGGCGCGATGATTACGAAAGTAATTACCAAGACAAGTTCGATGAATACTACCGCTTGTGGCGTGGGATCTGGGCACCAGAAGATGTTGATAGGGCGTCTGAGCGTTCACGTATCATCTCTCCAGCACTACAGCAAGCCGTAGAATCTAACGTAGCTGAGATCGAAGAAGCTACCTTTGGTCGTGGTAAGTGGTTTGATATATCGGATGACGTTAATGATAGAGAAGCGCAAGACGTTCAGTATCTTAGAAATAAACTAACCGAAGACTTTGAAAATACTATGGTTAGAAAGGCTGTTGCTGAGTGCTTAATTAACTCTGCTGTCTTTGGAACGGGCATTGGTGAAATTGTTTTAGAAGAAATTAAGGAGATGAAGCCAGCTACTCAGCCTGTAATGGATGGTCAGCTACAGGCTATAGGTGTAAACATAACTGATCGGGTAGTTGTTAAGTTACGTCCTATCATGCCTCAGAACTTCTTAATTGATCCTGTAGCTACGTCAGTAGATGATGCTCTAGGTGTTGCTATTGATGAGTTTGTTGGTCGCCATCACATTGAGCAACTTCAAGATCAGGGCGTATATAATGAAGGTTATATTGGTAATGCCCCTTCAGATACAGATTTAGAGCCAGATCAAGACTTATCTACCTATCCAGAAGATCAAATTAGATTAACTAAGTATTACGGATTAGTGCCTAAAGATGTCCTCAAAGACGCTATAGATGAGGATATTGAAGAAGAAAATGCCTATGTTGAAGCTATTATTGTTATAGCTAACGGTGGATTCCTGCTAAAAGCAGAGTTAAATCCTTACATGATGAAGGATAGACCCGTTGTTGCTTTCCCTTGGGACGTAGTTCCCTCTATGTTTTGGGGTCGTGGGGTGTGTGAGAAGGGCTATAACAGCCAAAAGGCGCTAGATACAGAGCTTAGAGCGCGTATTGATGCCCTAGCATTAACCATTCACCCGATGATGGCTATTGATGCTACAAGACTTCCAAGGGGATCTAAGCCAGAAGTGCGTCCTGGCAAGATGATCCTTACTAACGGCGATCCTCGTGAGATACTTCAACCTTTTAACTTTGGTCAAGTAAGTCAAATCACTTTTGCACAGGCTCAGTCCTTGCAACAAATGGTACAACAAGCTACTGGAGCAGTAGATAGCGCAGGATTAGCGGGTCAGGTTAACGGTGAGGCCACTGCTGCGGGTATATCTATGTCTCTTGGTGCGCTTATTAAGCGACAAAAGAGAACATTAATAAACTTTCAACAGTCCTTTTTACTTCCGTTTGTTAAGAAAGCAGCTTATAGGTACATGCAGTTTGATCCTGATAATTACCCAGTAGCGGATTACAAGTTCAACGCTACATCAACACTGGGCATTATAGCTAGAGAGTACGAAGTTACTCAGCTAGTTCAATTACTGCAAACTATGGATAAGCAGTCACCTATGTACCCCATTTTGATTGAAAGCATTGTAGACAACATGAACTTGTCTAATCGTGAAGAGCTTATTGCGACTCTTAAAAAGGCATCAGAGCCTAACCCACAGGCACAACAAGCCCAGCAGCAGACAATGCAAGCCCAACTAGCACTACAGCAGAGCCAGGCAGCGGCATTAACGGGCCAAGCGCAAGAGTCTATGGCTAGAGCTAAGAAGTACGATATGGATACCATGCTTGCGCCACAAGAGCTTGAAATAGATAAGATTGAAGCTATAACAAAGAACCTAAAAGAGGGAGATCAAGATGACAAAGAGTTTGATCGTCGTCTTAAAATAGCTCAAACACTAATTAAACAAGCCGAAGCAGATCAAAAGGGAGCTAAAAATGCTAATGACCCAGAACGAGTTCGACCAGCTAGTGCGCCAGATCAACGAGGCATTCAAAGAGCACTTCAATCGGCTGTCGGAGGTGGAGGCCAAGGTAGATTCCTTAATCAAGGCGGAAGCGAACAATGAAGGAGAAAGACTCAAGACTAAAACGAGCAGGAGTAGAAGGATTCAACAAGCCGAAGCGGACTCCTAA